TATGGAGGATAAAAAATATCATGTTGATTTACTTGAAAGGCTTTTAAATAAGCAACAAATCCTTTATACTCGTTTAAGTCTGTCGGATGATCCCCAAGCAAAAATGATGAAAAATGATATTATGAAAAGTGCTTCTGATCTGGGACTTCCTGATAATGTAGATATGAATGTCCTTTTTAATAATATGTCTAAAGCAATTGGGTTTATGAAACAACATATTGACAAACAATCTTAGATCTATTATAATAATACAGGTACACACAAGCCAAATCTAACAAATCCGAGGTAATCTAATGTCTTTTTCAGACTTAAAAAAGCAATCTTCTCTTGGTTCACTGACCCAGAAGTTAGTCAAAGAAGTAGAGAAGATGAATTCAACAGGTGTAGGTGCAGATGATCGCCTTTGGAAACCTGAGATGGATAAGACTGGTAACGGTTTCGCCGTTATCCGCTTCCTGCCTACCCCTGAAGGAGAAGATCTCCCTTGGGCAAAAATGTACTCCCATGCCTTCCAAGGCCCTGGTGGTTGGTACATTGAGAACTCTCTGACTACTATTGGACAGAAAGATCCTCTTGGCGAATACAATCGTGAACTGTGGAACAGTGGTAGTGATGCCGATAAAGACACTGTTCGTAAGCAGAAGCGTAAACTGTCCTACTATACCAACATCTATGTTGTTCAGGACAAAGCAAATCCTCAGAATGAGGGCAAAGTCTTCCTCTACAAATTTGGTAAGAAGATCTTTGATAAGGTGATGGAAGCAATGCAACCTGAGTTTGAGGATGAGACTCCAATCAATCCTTTTGACTTCTGGCAGGGTGCTAACTTCAAACTGAAGATCGTCAAGAAGGACGGTTACTGGAACTATGACAAGTCTGAGTTTGGTTCTGTTGCACCTCTCATGGATGATGATGATGCCATGGAAGCGATCTGGAAGAAGGAGTATTCTCTGAGTGCTCTGACTGCAGAAGATCAATTTAAGTCTTATGAGCAACTGCAGAACCGTCTTCAAATGGTTCTTGGCAAGCGATCAGCACCTGCTCGTATCGACGAGGAGACTGATAATGAGGACAATGATCGTGGTTCATTCACTCCTGAGTTTTCTTCTCGCTCTCAGAAGTCTGAGATGCCTGAGAATCTTCAGAATGAACTGAACAATCTTGGTTCTAGATCATCTGCATCCAATGATAGTGATGAAGATGATGCTCTGTCCTACTTCCAGAAACTTGCCGAGGAGTGATAGCAAAATTAGATATTAATTCCAAAGATGAGGGGAAAAAATCCCGACAAAATTTTTACCCCTATTAGTTTTTTTATTCGTATAATCTGATATTATCTGCTCTCTTCAAGGTGGCGCTCACATACTGAGTTCCACCTTTTTTGTATTTCATGACATCATCCATATCATTGAGGATGATGTTTAAGTATTTTCTTTTAAGGACATAAATGTTTCTCTTATTTGTTTCACGATCAAACTCATATTGATAGTTTGTCACCTCTGTGACGATATTTGATAAGGTGATCATTTGTTTCAAGGTTTCCTCATAAAAAGTGACAGAATAATTTCTAGGAACTTCCAATCCTGCAGGAACAATGATTGCACCCAAATTATTCTTTACCTCTGTGCTTTCATAATGATGAATTCCAAAAATCTTATCTTGAGTTCCATATTTACTTGTTAAGTATTCATTGAACGCATCGTTTGTTAAAGGCCACTCCTCTTGAATATTCAAAATATTGTTAGCGAGAAGAATTACCCAATCTAGTTTTTCGTCACCATAAACTTTATCTGCGACATTATCAGGACGATCATACCCAACAATTTGATATTTTGTAAAATGAGATAAGTCTCTAAAAATATCCTCTCTTAATTTTGCTTTCTTAAAAAGATTTTTTACAGGTTCATATTCAGAAATGATCTGTTCTTCAGCATTTCTGGTAACATATTCAAATTTTGGAATGTAGCGGAAGTAATTTGGCATTTTAGAATCCTATCTCAGTTAGATCTGCATCATTTAGATAATCCTCTTCATTAATCGGAGTGAGTTCTTTGAACTGCAAAGTTAACTCATAAGAAGTCATGGTTCTTTTATTATCAACAAAAGTCATGTAACTACCATCTGGAGTATAATTTGTTGTGCAATTCATCAAAGCACAAGTTTTGATTTGTCCAATTGATTTATGCTGTGGCCCCTCCTCATTCGTATAAGCTTGATATTTAATATCAAAAACATGTGGAGATTTCAAGAATGTTCCATCTGCGGTTGGTTTTACAGACATTCCTTGCTTAAAAAATCTAATAATTTGTTTAACTTCATCTGCTTCATCTTCATGTCTAGGAGACATTCTAAAAACGAAAGAAAAGTCTCTCAAAGTAGGTTTATTGAAAAGCAATTCAAGGTTTGGATTCAAAATAGCACCAGTTGCTCTTGAAAGAAGTCCTTGAGTACTGGTTGCTTCTTGAGCAAGATATAATTTTAAGGCACCCCCGTAATTTGTATTGTCTTTAAATTGCTTAGCAGCTGCGCCAAAAATTCTACCAATGTTTGCGGCAAGGTCCTCACCAGGGCTATCCATGAGATTCATAGATGCTTTAACTAAAAATGCCTCCATGGGATTTATTGTTCCTTCATTAAAGTTTACGGAGTTGGAATCTTGTATTCCACCTGGAATTGGTAATGTTACAGATCCTTGAATTGGAGTTCCTGTTCTCCTTACTATGTTCTCTATACCAATTCCAGCTGTAATTGTAGATCCCTCATTTGATTTCATTGAGAATTTAATGGTATCTTGCTTTGAAAGATCCATTGGATAAACTAAAGTTGGGTATACCTTCCTTATTCTATCTGCACCAGGAATGCTTATATTAACTGGCGGTCCATCCCCGCTGATAGTTGGTGCTGTTTGTGGCGTTGCACCTGCGACTTGTGTTGGAGTTGCAATGGGTGTTCCTCCCAAAGCAGCCGTTGCTGTTGCACTATTATTAGCACCAAACACAAAATTAGGACTGCCAGCGCCGCCGTTCCTCTCTGACATCCTTTGTACAATGTGATTTCGCAAATTGATACTCATCATAGAATTTCTATTTAAGAGAGTCACTTTCAAATTATGACCCGCAGCGGACGTGAATCTATAGATATCACCTGCCCCTTTCGTTGCTACCACATCACCATTATGGTTGGTGATAGTTATGGTAGCAGTACCAGGTTCATACACACCATTATCGTCAATCCCAACCTCTATTGATGCTCCCAAATCTAGCTGTGTACCATCTGAGGTAGTATAGGGTGCATTTGCGGTTGACATGGTTGCTGGTGCTACCGACATGAGACAGTTTTTCTTTTACTTATTTATAGGTGATTGTATAATACGCATAATTTATGTCACGTAAATCATTAATTTCACTATTTCTTACAACATGTAGACTTCCAGGAATTTCTTCCCAAGTATAATTTCTAACTTTTCCCCAATGATAATTTAATCCCTTGAATCCCCATCTCTGAACCTCAAGGCAGGCAATAAGAGGATGTTGATCATATTTCAAATTTTCTGTTTTTGCATTGTATATAAAGGTATAGTAGTCTCCAACATCAGGAATCAACTGAGTTTCAGTCAGAACACTCATAATTTCCATCATTATGTCCTCTGAATCTGACATTGATTTGAGGCGATCTTTAATTGAAGAGATTCGATTACCACCAACTTCCTCTTCAAATTGAAATTCATCTACCTTTTTTTGCTGTGCCATTATTTAATACCCAGTTCTTTTTCTGTGATAATCTTGAATTCAATGCCATTATTTAAACAAAACTCTGCTGCTGCTTTCCATTTTGCTTGATTGACAGCGTATGTCTTTGCCTCATACAAGAATGATTTAGTAATGCGCTTGCCTTGTTTTGGAGGTTGTGTTTGTTTTGATGGTTTGACTTCAACTACATACTTTTTGATTTTTCCACTGGTTTCTTTCACTTCAATCAGAAAGTCTGGAAAATAATGATGAACTCTGTTGTCAGCAGGAGAAACGTAAGGGATGCTAAATTCTTCACTTGCCCATTTTAGAATATTTGGTGTTCTGTCGCAATACCTCATGAACTCAAGTTCCCAAGAACTGCGATAGACGATGTTATTGGAGTCTCCCATATACCGTTCTGGGTTCTTGGGATGGAAGCGTCCTTTGTGAAACTTACCATCTCTAGGCATACTTTCTCCACCCCTTCACCGTGCCACCTACATTGAACGCCTTACAGAGTTCTGTGGTGTCCCATTTATCTGTAAAAGTAGTCATATACATAATATACCGGTAAAATATTTATAGTTGGATGCCTACTCCATTTCCGAGAAGTAAAAGATTAGCTGACTTAAAGGCATCAATTTTAAGGCCTGCAACTACATCAAACTTTCAATGTTGGTTTAACCCACCACTAAAAGTCAGAGATTGGTTTACTCAAAGGCAATCCGCAGGACTATTGCCGAAACATTATAATGGGAATGAAGAATTCTATTCTTTATCATGCTCGGAAGCATCACTTCCTGGATCTACTTTTGCGACTCATCAAATCACAAATGATCATAGTGGTGTAACAGAAAGACATGTATATAGAAGGCAATATGATGACAAAGCAGAATTTAGTTTCTACGTAGATCATGGATACAATCCAATTCTTTTGTTTGAACACTGGATGGCATATATTGCAAATGAACAAAGAACAGCTTCTCCAGCGTTTTCCTCTGTAAATGATGAAAACAGATATTCATATCGGATGAATTTTCCTCAGGGAGATGATGGATATACCAGTCAGATCTATATCAATAAATTTGAAAAAGATTATGCGGGAAGAATGCTTCAGTATAGATTCTTGAAGGCATTTCCCATTAGCATCAACACAATGGCATTGTCATATAATTCATCTGAACTCTTAAAGTGTACAGTTTCATTCTCATATACAAGATACGTCGTGGGTAACATACAATTACCGACTGATGACCCTTGGAATGATGATTATAATCGCCCACAATCGGAGGTTGATTTGATGAATAGTGGTGGTATGATTTATACAGACATTGATGAGAATTTTGATTCTGATAACCCCAATTCTACAATTGAATTAATCAGAAGATAGCTCTCCTTGTACTATCGTTAAGGATCTCTATTTCCCCTCTAAATAATCACACTGAAATAACTATAGGATATTATGCCTTTACCAAAAATTGCGACACCAACTTATGAACTTGAGTTGCCATCTACAGGGAAAACAGTTAAATATCGCCCCTTTTTAGTCAAAGAAGAAAAACTTCTTGTTTTAGCATTAGAAAGTGAAAACACAAAAGAAATTACCACAGCAATCAAGAATGTAATTAAAAATTGCATTCAGACAAGAGGGATCAGAGTAGAACAACTCCCCACTTTTGATATCGAATATCTGTTTCTCAATATTCGTGGAAAGTCGGTTGGTGAAGAAATTGAGATTAATGTCCTCTGTCCTGACGATGGAGAGACTTATGTTCCAGTAACAATTGATATTGATGATATTAAAGTAAATAAGAACGAAGATCATACCAATCAGATTAAATTGGATGATAGTCTTGTAATGCAGTTGAAATATCCATCTCTTGATCAGTTCATTAAAAATAATTTTGACTTTAACAACACCGACAACGTAGATCAGTCATTTGAAATGATTGCATCTTGTATCGATAAAATTTTTAATGAAGAAGAGGTATGGGTAGGAGAGGACTGCACTAAGAAAGAACTGAATGAATTTCTTGATCAAATGAATTCTGTTCAGTTTAAAGAGATTGAAAAGTTCTTTGAGACAATGCCTAAATTATCTCATGAGGTAACTATTACTAATCCAAAAACAGAGACTGAGAGCAAAGTTCTCTTAGAGGGGTTAGCAAGTTTTTTCGCGTAGGACTCTCCCATATGACACTGGAGTCATATTTTACACTAAATTTTTCTTTGATGCAGTACCATAAATACTCATTAACAGAGATTGAAAATATGATGCCTTGGGAGAGAGACATTTATGTTGAGTTGTTGAGATCTCACCTTGAAGATGAAAAACTAAAGCAACAGCAAGCAGCAAATGCCTAGAGATCCTAAAAATCTGAGAAAATCTTACGAAATTAAAATCGGAAAGGATCGTGCTGCCAAACTTTCTGACGCTCAAATTGGACTGCTTTCTAAGTTTTACAATCAACTGAGTAAAAGTGAACAGTCTGATCTTGATAGTAAATTACTTCAGGGACGTGATAATACTCTTCTTCATGAAATGGCAGATGAGTTTATATCTGAGATAGAGGATACTCCATCATCCGTAGCGACTGAATCCGCAGAGACTGATGAGAATATTTTATCAGATCTTGACGAATTACTTGGAGAAATAAAAGCAGATGAGTCTGCACGATCTTCAAGTGCTTTAGCAACATACGAAGGGATTCGTCAAAGCGATTTAGTTGATAAAGAAGTAGATGAGAGAATATTAAGACTTTTAGGACTAGAAGAAGTATTTGACATTGATTATGCAACTTATTTGACTCTCCTAAAAGAGAGTATGGTTGCTGCTAGAATGACAAATTCTCAGATTCCTACTGAAGAATCAGAACTTTTGACGAATGAATTCAGAACTGTCAAGAGTAAGGTAGGTAGATTTAAAATCAAAAAGAAAAAAGTTTCTTTTGATGGATCTGGAGGAGCAACAGCAGCGATTTCTCCATCAAAATTCATGCTACCAGGTGAGGCATCAGAATCAGATGAAACATCAGTAGACTCTGCACTTTTAAATAAACTTGATGAACTGTTGTCAGTTGTTAAGCAGGACTTAAAACTAGACAAGAACGAAGAGAAGAAAAAGAAAGTAACAGCAGAAAATTTAAGACGTAGAGGAAGAGAAGATAAATTAGAAGATGGTAGTAGTGCAAGTAAATTCTTAAAAGGGGCAGCAAAGAAAGCATTTGCTCCATTTCAAAGTATTTTAGATAAAATTCTAAAGTTCTTAGGTTTTACTGCGCTAGGATTTATATTTGATAAGTTCTACAAGTGGTGGACTAATCCAGAAAATGAGAAACAAGTAGAATTACTTGGAACCTTCTTAAAAGATTGGTGGCCTTCTTTATCTGCAGCAGCACTACTATTCCTCACACCATTTGGTGGATTTGTCCGTGGAACAATAAGAATGTTAAGGAGACAACTTCCAAGACTTCTACGTTTAATCGCTAGAAATCCATTAGCAGCTGGTGTTGTTGTTGGTGGTGGAATTTTAGCAACACAACTTCCAAGACTTTTATCTGGAAATGATGATCAGTCCAGTGATCTTGATGGATACTCTCAGGGAGGAATGATTCCTGCTGCAACTCAGGGAGGAATGATTCCTGCTGCAACTCAGGGAGGAATGATTCCACCGTTCAGATTTAGAAGACGTGGAATTCCTGCTGCAACTCAGGGTGCTAATATAACAACTAATAGTGGACAAGAAATTACTGGTGCGGGAGTTGATACTCAACTCATCGCTGCTCAACCAGGTGAGATGATTATACCTGTGTCTACGGTGAATCAGTATGGATCAAATTTCTTCATGGATTTGATTAAATCCTCTGGTAAGACTGGTAAACCGAAGATGGTTAATAACATCCAGTTTGCGAAAAGTGGTGGAATGGTTGGTAATATAGTTAATAATATTCAGTCCATGGAGAATGGAGGAGTAGTTAATAATATTCAGTCCATGGAGAATGGAGGAATAGTTGGTGGACTAGTTGATATGCTTAGTTTCCTTCCTGGAACTGGGAATGTCATGGCACCTATGGCATCTCAAGGACAGTATCAAAATAAAGGAACTGTCAGATCAAAACTCCTTGGTATAAATGTTCCAGGCAGTTTAAGAGGACAAGGATATTCCAATACAGATTTACAAAGATATAATAGACCTGATACTGGTAAACCGACAGAATTCTTGGAGCGTTTTGATGCTAGAATACCTGGTTTATCTCCTGTTGTAAGATCTAAACGCCGTCCTGCACCGGTGCCAAAGCCTGCACCGGTGCCAAAGCCTGCACAGGTGTCAGAGAAAGAAAGAAATGCTAATTTTATTGGCGAGTCTTTTAGAGATTTCAATTTAAATCTTAATTTAATACGTGATGCTGCTCAACAGCGCCGTAAGATGCTTGATCAAGTAATGCCTGGAAGGTTTGATGGTAATACGAACCTGCATGGACAACCATTAAACATGGGCCCACAGTCCTCCATTGCTCCTGTAGGAACACCAGTGGTTAGTTCTGAGACAAAGATGATTGTGCTTCCTCCAACAACTACAATTGCTAAGAAACCCGATATTCCAGTTAAGGAAGGTAGTGATATTCCTGATTTCAGTATCATTGCAAGTTCTGCTGGAAGAGGCAAAGTAACTTCTGCTTTAGGCATCGCAGATTTGGTAGGAGCATAATATGGCATACGTAAGCACTCAAAAATTCTTACCATCTGGAAATACATCTAGATCTATATCTGCACTTGTGCCAACTTCTGATTCTAAGGTAAATTCCTCTAAACTTCTTCCAGCAGCAGGTGGACAAAGTAAAGCAGTGACTAAGGTTGGCGAAATCGTCAATGTTTATACTAAGAAAATAAATTTAAAGAAAAAAGCATCTCAGACTGAGGAGAAGCAAAAAGAAAATGTAAAGAGAAGGAAGGTAGAGGATAAATTAGAAACAAAATTAGCAAAGAAAAGTGAGTCTGATTTTGGATTAAGAATTCCTGGACAAAGTTTAGTCGATAAGATTCTAAGGTTTATTGGATTTACTGCTCTTGGGTTTATAGTAGACAAATTTGCAAAATATTTACCCACCTTTAAAAATTTGGGAAAGACTCTTCAACCTATCATTGATGGAGTTGGAGGTTTTATAAAGGTGGTTGGTGGTGCTGCCATCACATTTGTTGAGAGAGGATATGCAGCGGTTAACGCCATTAATGATGTTATTGGAAATATTGGTGGAGAGGATGCTCAAAAAACTTTTAACAATGTCTTATCCAACTTAACTCTTGTTCTGAATGGTGCTATTATAGCAGCAACGATTGGACTATCAACTCGTCCAGGAAGGGGGTTTACTGGACGTGGACGTGGTGGAACCAGAGGGGCGGATGGTTTTAATCAGAGAACTTCTCGTGGTGGAACGTTATCATCTAGAACTGGAGATGCTCTTGCTAAGCAGAGAGTTGTAAGAGGAGGAGAGGATATCGTTGGTTCTAGTGCTAGATCACAAAGATCTATCATGAGAAAGTATGCAGAAAAATATGGAAGAAAAGCTGCAGAACGAAGATTTGGAAGAGATGCCGTCAAAAGTTTAGGTGGCAGATTTGGACGTAGTGGACTTACTAACCTTACAAGAGCAGGCGCTGCTAATGTATTAGGCAGAGGTGGACTGAGAGCAGCGGTTAGAATTATTAAACCGCTTGTATCCAGATTACCCATCATCGGTGGACTTATTGAGTTTGCAATCTCATGGGCAATGGGAGATCCTGTCGGTAAAGCAGCGTTCAGAGGTATTGGTAGCGTTCTTCTTGGTGGAATTGGAACATTAATAGGTGGCCCTATTGGTATGTTTTTAGGTGGATTAGCGGGAGCTGAACTTGGAGGACTTCTTTATGATGCATTCTTTGGTGGAAAAACTACAAAAGCTAATCAAACTCCTGCGGCACAATCGGGGTATAATGTCACTAGAGGAGGTAAATCTCAAAGTGAAGTTACTAGACAAATTCAAAGACAAAAACCACAACCACGAAAGAAAATAATAGCTGCTACAGTAACCACTAACACGACAATGCCTGGTAGGAATGTACCTATCGATTATGATGATAAAACCATAAAAAAACTTGTAATGGCTTCGCGAGCAACAAAGTCTGTAGATGTGATGTCAAAAGTATTCTCATCATTATTTGGAAGTATCATTGACATGACTTTGGGGCAGTCATATAAACCTTCTCTCCCTAGTGAAGCAGCAAATGTTTTCGCTGCAAAACTTGAAAATGCCACAGGAATGTCTCTTGGAAAGAAAGTCGTTTCTTTCTTGACGGATAAAATTGATAAATCATTAAAGATCACTCAAACAAGAATATTCGCTGGTATATCAACTACTGCCCCTACAGGATCTCCTACAGGATCTCCTACAGGATCTCCTACAGGATCTCCTACAGGATCTCCTACAGGAGGGGTATTCACCCCTGGACAAGGCCCTGCTCCAGGTGTTAAACTAGATCCTC